GTAAGATTGTTTATGTAAACGCACCAACAGCTAAAAGAGATTTTGTAACTTGGTTTAATCCTAAACTGATTAGAACAATATGCAATAGGTATTCTATACAGTTAATATTTAATAATGTAGTAGAGCAAGGACACAATTTAAAATATATACACCCAACTTTAGACCCAAGTTGGTATATGAAAGTTATAAATTACCACCATTATAATATCCACCCTAGTTTTGGTGAAGCAATAGCGAACAGTATGAAAAACGTGCTATTAAACCAATTAACTGGTTCTTTACTTGTTGATGTAAACTACTTTCACACTAAACATAGTTATAATATGTTTAAAGATTGCTATAACGATTACTATATAAACGAAATTAAAAATGTCCACGTTGAATTAGGCAAGCACGCAGGAATAGCAGAAAAAGCAGATAAGTATCCTGTTTATACGTTTATTTATAATCACCGATTAGCTGGATATAAGAATTATACTAAAACAATAGAGCTTTTTGATAGGCTATATTTAGAAAACCATAACTTTAAAGTTTTATTTACTTGTGCAGATACAGCAAACGCCAGTAAAATAGAAAAACTGCCCTATGCAAACGTAGTAAGGTGCAATAATCATAAAGAATATTTAAAAATATTAGCAAAATGCCACGCAAATGTAACAAACAGCACTCACGAAACATATTGCATTAGTATCGCAGAAAGTATGCAAGCAGGACATCTTATAATTGCACCTAACGGAGTTACGTTCCCAGAATTATTAGGTAGTGATTACAAATACCTTTTTACGTCAGACGAACAGCAATATAAAATGATGTTAGACGCAGTTACAAATAAAATCACAAATATAAAACATCAGCAATTAGATGAAGCGTTGCAAATTGACATTTATAGAAAATTATTAGATAAAGTACAATACGCTAAAAGACCACTGGAAAGAAGCAAACATAAGGATAAGTTTATAAAATTGTTTAACAAGTCAGTGATTGAAATACAAGACGCAACTAAAATATGCGCTAGCTTAAATCTGGCAACACAGTCATTTCCTAGTAATAAAGTTGCTTGTTTATTAGAGGACTTAGGTTATAAATATGAATTAAAAACTAACAATTGGCATAAATAGGATATAATACAACATTATGACTACAAAGCAAGGCGTTGAACGAAATATGAACATAAACCCAACAGGCAAGGGTGGTTTTAGGGATAATCCACAGAACCGTAGTGACGGTGGTTGGAAAAAAGAAAACACTATTAGTTACCAGTACAAGCGTTTTTTAAATATGACACCAGACGAGTTAATGGCTTTTAAAGACGTACCAAAAAACGAACGAACAGTAGCTATGGATATAGCGTACAGCCAAATATTAGCAAGCCGTAAATCGTTACCACACACTAAAGAGATTACAGACAGGACAGAGGGCAAAGCACCAATGTCAGTTGATGTTACAAGTAATGGCGAAACTATTAAAACAGCTTTAGTTGAGTTTATAGGTTTAGATGACGACAACAGCAAAAACACAGATTAGGTTTTTAGTACAGTTTAAGGAGTTATTCAATAAGAACTGGCGATACCTAGTATATTACGGTGGTCGTAGTAGTGGAAAAAGTACCAGCGTAGCGCTGGCATTGTTATTAAGAGGTCGTAACGACAAATTACGCATATTATGTACCAGAGAAATACAAAACACACTAGCAGATAGCGTACATAAATTACTTAAAGACCTTATAGATAAATACGAATTAAATGATTACGAAGTATTAAAAGACACTATACGCAATACAGTTACAGGCACAGAGTTTATATTTAAAGGCTTAAAACATAATATTAACGAGATTAAAAGTACAGAGGGTGTAGACATTTGTTGGGTAGAGGAAGCACAAAGCGTAACAAAGCAAAGTTTAGATATATTAACACCGACAATAAGAAAAGCTGGCAGTCAAATCATTGTTACATTTAACAGGTTTAACGAACTAGACCCAGTATATGTACACTTTGTAAACGGTAATCCACCTAACACTTATGTTCGTAAGGTAAATTATGACGCATTAGAAGCCGTTGGTTTATTGCCTGACGTTATTAAGTTAGAAATAGAAGCCGACAGAGATAATCCTAGTTTGTTTGCACACAAATGGTTAGGCGAACCAATAGAACAGTCAGACAAAGCTATTATTAGCCGAGATAAGGTAATGCAAGCTATGAACAGAACCGTTAGTGATGACGGCAAATTAGAAATAGGTGTAGACGTTGCTCGTATGGGTAATGACAGAACAGTATTTTGGAAACGTAAAGGCTTAAAAACTCTTAATATTAAAGAATTAACTAAACAACGAACACCTGAAATATGCGACCATTTAGAACAGTTTGCAGATTTTGATAAAACAGTAACTATTAAGGTAGACGATACAGGCGTTGGTGGTGGCGTAACAGATGAAATGATGAAGCGTGGTTACGATATTGTACCTATAAACTTTGGTGGCGTTGCTTATGACAACGACAAATACCCAAACTGGATAAGTGAAGCGTGGTTCTATTTTAATGACATAATAGACACAATAGAATTGCCTATGCACAGTGAATTGTTAATGGAGTTAAGTACAAGAGCTTGGACACAGGACAACAAAGGAAAACGCAGGGTAGAGGGTAAGGCTGATTATAAGAAGCGTGGCTTTAGGTCGCCTGATTATGCCGACGCTTGCATTATTGCTTATTCTAATCCAGATTATGTTACGATAGACGATATTAGTATGTAGTGATAATATACAAAACAGAACACTTACAAGTGTCTTAAACTTGAGGACATAACTTGAAACAAAACTTTAGACAACGTGCAACATCAGCATATAAAGCACTAACAAATAGCCAACCTATAAATGCAGGTGGTTCTGTTATGCGAAATTATGCTAAACAGGCTAGTTTTAGACCACAAGAGCAATTAGTCGGAATTACATATAAAGCAATAGACAAAATAGGACAAAGTTTAAGCATTTACGAAGCCTATGTTTGCGACAATGCAGGCAAAGTAATAAACAATGACCCTATACTTAATCTTATCTATCAACCTAACCCAAACAATAACGGTAGTAACTTTACGCATACTTACGGTATGCTTTTTGAAATATACGGTGAAACATTTTGGTATTTAGCAAAAGGACAAACAGCAACAGGATTAAGTTCTGGTAAGGTTAAAGAAGTTTATTTATTAGACCCTGCCAGTGTTGAGGTGCAATTAGACAATGGTGTAGTTATAGGTTATATATTACACAAACAAAACGGAGATAAGATACCGTTTTTGCCAGAGGAGATTATCCACGACAAACGACCAAATCCATTTAACCCATTTAGAGGTATGTCAGTATTAGAACGTGCTGGTACTTATGTAGACATTGAAACAACTACTAGCCGTTTTACATTAAATTATATGCGTAACAATGCAAGCCCTAGTGGAATAGTAAGTTTGCCAAGTATGAGTAGCGAAACATTTAAACAATTTACGCAACAGTGGCGAGAGGGTTACGAGGGTGCAGAAAACGCAGGCAAAACAGCGTTTATTAGAGGTGGCGAAGCAGACTTTAAAGCCGTTGGTGCTACTTTGCACGACATTGACCAGAAAATTACCAGAGATATGGCAAAAGATGACGTGTTGATGATGTTTGATGTACCTAAACCTTTATTGGGTATGTCTGACGGTGCAGGTTTTGGTCGTGGTAATGTAGACAGTCTTAATTATATTTTTGCACAAAACAAAATAGAACCAATGATGTGTCGTTTAGATGATATCTGGACTAAGGTTTATCGTATAAATAATCCAGCAAACACAAACAACTTAGTAGAACACGAAACACCGATACCAGAGGACAAAGAGTTTATTTTAAACAGCACTAAAGCAGGTGTTAATATATGGCTAACAGTTAATGAAGCAAGAGCCAGAGAAAACCTTGCACCGTTACCAGACGGAGATGTATTACACCCACCACAGTTTGTAAACCCTATGCAAACAGGCAAAACGGTTGTATTAAAAAAAAAGATATTAGCTAGTACAACATATAAAAGCAAACAAAGCAAAAACGAAAAACACCGTAAGCAGTCAGTAGCACTCACGCAAGAATATGCAGTATTAGTCAAGAAAGAAATAGCCAAGTTTGCACACAAACAGGGCAAAATTATTATTGCTAACATTGAACGAAGTTTAGGTAAAAGTATTAACAGAGTTACTAAAATAGGTGAGGAGTGGCTACCTAGCATTAAAGAGGAAGCAATTAAAATGGCAAAAATACTTGAACCATTATTGGTTGAGTTAGCTATTGCACAGGGCGACGGAACAAACGAGTTTTTAGGCGTAACAGGAGAGTTTTTTGCATTAACTCCTGAAATGCGAACCATTATACATAATGACATTATTAAAATATCTGGAGTGTATAACAAAGAAACATTAGTACAAATTGAGGACGCAGTTGCAGAATTAGTAGCTTCAGGCTCAAGTTTAGATGTTATGACAGGCGCAGTTGCAGATATATACAAAGACGCAGAGGGCTATAGGGCAGAACGTATTGCACAAACCGAAAGTTTAAGGACAACTAACGCAACGGCAGAGGAAGTATATTTTAACAATGGGTTTAGTGGCGTACAATGGTTTGCGAACCCTAACGCTTGCGAGTTTTGTGCGTCAATGGACGGTAATACAAAAGAAATAAGAAGCACAAATAGCTTTGCAGGTTTAGGTGAAGTAATACAAGGCGTTTTAGGTGGTGAAATGTCAATAAGCTATGATGATGTAAATACCCCACCGTTACACCCTAACTGCGAGTGCAGTTTAGTGCCAGCAGAGGAATAACAAGAAAGAAAAAATATGTCAGACATTATTATAAACAGAGAAACAGACGAACAGATAACCTTTCAATATTATGAATATGACGGAGTTACTAAAAGAACATTAGTCGGTGCGACGGTATATTTTACTGTTAAAGATAATAGTAGTGATACATCAGACACAGACGCAACAGCTTTAATTGTTAAAGAAGTTACATCACACTCAGACGCACCAAATGGATTAACTATTATTGCATTAACACCAAGTCAGACAAATATTGCACCTGACAATTATTTTTATGATGTTAAGATAAAAGAAGCAGATTTAACTGTACACACAGCGACTTCTGGCAGATGTCAAATTAACGGAACACCAACTAACAGAGTTGGATAGGATAAAAAAATGACAGATGATTATATAATACAACCTAACAACGTAACGATTTACGTTTAATTAACAAAGGAAAATATACAATGGCAAAATATGTACCAGACACAACACTAAATGCTTTTTTAAACGTTATAGCAAACGCAGGAACTAAATTACATTTATGTAGCACACAACCAACCAATTATACAGAAGCAAATGCTACCTATTCTTTAGGAAATATTGTTTTAACGGCAGGAAGTGGCAACGGTGATTATCTATTAGCAGACGGTGATGTTAGTGGACGAAAAGTAACTATATTGCAACAAACAGGCATTAGTATTACAGCAACAGGTTCAGCACAACACGTTGCTATTACCGACGGTGCTTCTGTATTGTATGCAGTTACAACCGTAACAGCTCAAACAGTAACTAGTGGCAACACAGCAACTATAAACACCTTTGACATTGAAATAGCAGACGCAGTTTAATTAGCGAAAGGTATAAACTATGGGCGATTTAAAAATTAGTCAATTACCAGATATAGGCGTATTGGCTGGTGGTGATGAAGTACCAGTAGCAGACGCAAGCGATTTAACACTATCAAAAGCTACTACAATGACATCTATACAAACCTTTGTTAAAAACTTAGCAACTGGTGGTACAGGTGCAGGCACAGCACCATTAAATATGACAGCTGGAAGCCTATTAACTACGCCAGAGGACGGTGCGCTTGAAATGGACGCAGATTGTTTTTATGCTACCGTAGATAGTGGGAACAGAGGTGTCGTAACTACAAAACATTTTATACGATTAGATAGTGCGTATACCCTTACAAACTCAACTGCTAAACAAAAATTATTTAACTCAACAACAAACGGCAGACTTACATTAGAAACTGGTACATATCTGTTTGAGTGTTTAATTTATTTAACTTCTATGTCTGCCACTAGTGGAAACGCTAAATGGAGTTTATTGGGTGCTGGTGGTGCTACATTAGGAACTATTTTACAAATAGTTACAGGACAAGACGGTTTGGCAGATAGCATAGTTGCACAGTCTGGTCTTTTTGAAATACAAGAAGCAGTTACGGTAACAAACCAACATACTGCTAACGTATCTACAGCTATGGGTTCTTTGATTAAAGGAACTTTTGAAGTAACGGTAGCAGGGTCAATAGTTCCAAGTATCTCATTGACAACGGCATCTGCTGGAAGCGTAAATGCTGGTAGTTATTTTACTTGCGAAAGAATTGGCAGTACAACAGTTGCAAGTGTCGGACAGTGGGATTAGCCAGTGGGCTATATTTTACAAGAAAGTGGTGGTGGATTTTACCTTTTAAACGAAAGTGGTAGTGGGTATATATTATTAGAAGAACCGTATGTAGTATTGGTTAATGATGTAACATTAGGCTTTACATTAGAC